CGTTAATTTGACGGTATTCCTGAATGTTATATTTATCCGCGATTGAAATGATTGCGTTGACCTGAACACCGAAGTCGTTGATTTGTCCCGGTTGCAACGTGACAACCATTAAAGGATAGTCAATCGCGTCGCGTGACACCGCATCAAGAAAGTCGCCTTGAAAGAAGCTGTTTATTTGACGATGTTCGGTCGCAATTATTTCGAATTCCTTCATTAACTGGTTTAGTGTCCTTTCCATTTTTCAGATATTTGTTCAGTTTTTCAATGTCTTTTTTGCTTGGTGTAAAGCGTTTACTCATACAATCCAGTTTAACGGCGAATAACCAGTGTTGTCCTTCGTTACTTTTTCATGACACATGGACGGCGATCCACAACAATCAATGTATTCCGGATAATTGTCGCCGTTGTCGTCCATAAGAAAACCGATTAAACGTTCTTTGTAAAATTGCGCGTCCTTCAATAGTTGGTCACGCAAAACGTAAGTATCTGGTGTGTTGTTCGCGGAAATGTTTTCGTCGTTCACACGTCCGACCGTTTTGTTCGTCAGCTTTTCATTCAATAGTAACGCGCAACGGTAGTCAACGTAAGCGACCAAACATGGCACGACGTAATCATTCATCAACGTCAGGTAAGTCGGTGACCATGTGTTGTTTTGTACGCGCAACAATAACGCTTTGTAAAGCGGTGTCCCCAAAGCTGGTTGAACGTGGATGTCTTGACTTCGACGAATTGCCACGGCAAGAATTTTCGTGTCGGTGTTTTGGTGAATCAATCCAAGTTTTTTAAGATTCTCGACGGAAAGTAGATAGTTCATATTTATTGTGCAATTACAAGTTGTTGAATCCATTCGTGACGGCAAAACGGTGTCGTCGCACCCGTGTCTGGATTTGTATACCAACCGCCACGGTAACGCCAAACATCGCGGTCAACACGAACGGAAATGTTGTCAATGTCTTGACGGGAATAACTTCGATTCAATTCGATAAGCTTCACACAAAACGCGCGTGATTGCGTAATCGGATCAGGAACATTCGGACGTGTTCGATAAGTGTAACGAACTTCGAACCTTGAAATCGGAATGTCAAGGTTTTCAATTACGGACTTTCCCAGCGTGTTGACTTCACCCCCCTTCGTGAGAATTTCAAGTTCACGAAGCGTCTGGATTCTTTGCGCAATTTCTTCGACTGAAGTATTCAGCGCCTTCGCGATTGATTCGCTTGATTCACCGTCCGAAAGTAGCTTCAAAACGTCCTTGTCCGCGCCCGTCAACGTAGCGGAAATTTCGCCAACCTTGTCGAATAGTTGCTTGCTTCGTGAAAATACTTGTTCGCTTGGTGTGTTCCATTCAATCGGTTCGGAATGTAACACGATGAAGTTTTCATTCGATTCACCGAATTGTTCGAACACCTTGATTTCGTCGGTGCTGAAGTTGTTGTTGTGACATGATTGAACAATCGGTGTCGGTGTCGGTGCTGGTGCTGGTGTCGGAACGTCCTTCGGCAATGGATCAACGTCACGAAGTTTAACTTGACCAATATACCCACCAAGTTCAAGCATCAAGTTCAACATCCATTCGATTCGTCTTTGCTTTGTGTTCACGTAAGTCGCTTTGAAAATGTTGAATAAATCACCGCTTTCCGCTGAATTGAACGAACCTTCAAGACGTACACCGAAAAGTTGCGGTGACGTGATCGCATGCGACACAAGAATGTTTTGTTGCACGCTTTTTTCAGTCGCCAAATATCTTTGGTCAAGATTGTTCCCGTTCAAGGACAACACTTCAGGTGCTTCGTCTTTGCCGTTTGAGAATGTCAAAATGATTTCACCAGCGTCTTCGACGGATTGCGAACGACCTTTGACATTGTCCTTCAGTCGATTCAATTCTTCGGTTGTTTCTGGATAGCCAGACGGGAAATTGATAAGCGTCCCGGATTTGAATCCGTTTTGCAATTCGTACATGTGAAATTTCGAAATGTCAACGTCGGTTTGAATTGCCGTGATTCCACCATAATAAGACGGCTTGGGATAAACACCTAATTCTTTTCGACCGCGAAGGTGCGGTTCTTTATAATATAGAATGAACGAACCAGTTCGGTTGTTCTTGTCGTAAGCTGGAAGGATTCGAAGGTTCGTTTTTTCTGGTGATTGATTCAACGCCAACCAGTCATCTGAAATAAAATAAGTCAATTCATCAACCGACGCGCGAATCATGTCAATCGGAATGTGTTCCCACATGACAACCTTCGTTTGTTCCTTGTTCCAAGTTCCCTTGATTGCAAAGCCACCGAACAATTCTTGGTCGAACGCCATTCGTTCAGCTATTTCGTTCATGTCGAAGTCGGACCATTTGTTGTCGATGAAAGGTTGAACCATTCCAGAAACGATTTCAACACCACCGCCAGCAATGTAGAATGTTTTATTTTTTATTATTCCTTGGTGGTAAGCTGAACCGTTGTAAAGGTCAATCAAGAAAAACGGGTAATCGTTCTTTTTTCCCCATTTCGTGAATCCGAGTGAGCGGTCTTTTTCTTCTTCAGGTTTGATAAATTCCTTTCGAAATGATAAGGACGTAATTTTGTTATTCATATATGTTGAAATAAATCGGTGAATCGTATTCGTAAGACGGTGAATCCGCTTCAATTACATGAGCGCGTCCAGTTTCGACAAGTCCTTGTGATTGCGCTGGATCAAGATTCGCTGGTGAAGATTGCTGGTATATATTATAAATATAAAAGCCGTCGTAAATGAAAGACACATCGACGCCGTCAATCAACACAAATTCATCGTAACGCGGAACGCCTTGTGAAATGTTGTTCAATACACACGTTTGTGTGTTGAACGATTGTTCATGAATGAATTCAAACAAGTAATTCGGATTCGGAATCGTTGTCAATTCCGTCACCGTTACCACCAGCGGTGTTGTTCCGTTTTTTTGTATTTTTAACATTCTCTTTTTTTACAAGGTTCGGTTTCTCAAATTCATAAATGTCAAGTATTCCAAGCGACAAGTACATTTCACCTTTGTCCGCTTCAATTTTGACGTAGCGTTGCATAGTTGGTGACCAACATTTGCACCCGATAAATTCTTTTTTTATTTCCATGCGACTAAATTAAACAAAAAAAAGGGACGGGACAACGCCCATCCCCTTTAAAATTGTGGTAGTTAAAATTAGATTGAAGGCGATTGTTGACCTAACAACGTTGCGTAAAGCGTAGAGTTCACATCTGGAACTTCGTCGTTTTCCATTCCGCGCATTACAATCACGTGACCTTTTCGGTCGGACTTGATAACGCCTGAACTGTATTCATTCGCGTCCGCAACCTGAAGACCTTCTCCAAGACCAAGCGCAACGATTGTTCCGTCAGCGTTTTCAACCAAACAAACACATTCGTTTTGCGCAAGTAAGTGAATTTCCGCACGCAATTCTTTTGAATCACTTGCAAGGATCATTGACAATTCATGCTCATACCAAAGTGTTCCATTATTTTTGTCAACGCGAACTGGTGCGGTGAAGCTTGATAAGTTTGACTTCAATTTGTAAAGGAATGTTTCACCAGTTACGGTCAAAGCAGTCAATTCGTTTGCACCAGAAACAACAGCGCCTGAAGTCGCACCCAAAGGAAACAACAACACACTTTTGATTCCACCTTTCCCGTTGGTACACGTTCTATCGTTGTACCCGGTTGTCATATTACAAGACATAATTTTTTATTTTTTTAGGTTTAACAAATGGCGCACCGAAATGCGCCGTTAATTTTGTTGAATTATAGTCCTTCGAATGTTCCAACTTGGTTCAAGAAAGGTACTTGAACACCAGCGCGGAATTTAGAACGTAAATAAATCACGTCGTCGTCGAATGAATACCACAAATCGTAAGATTCGAAATCACTTGACAAGTCAGTTCCGAAGAAGAAATGTGAAGCGCGACCAGTGTAAATCTTAGTCGTTCCGTTCAATCCGTTTACTTTAACAACACGCATGTTTGTTCCCGGTAAAAGCAATTCGCTCAAAGTCGCGATTTGTGTTGGATTGTAGTTGTACAAGTTCAAGTCAACCAAGTTCTTCAATAAGAAGTTGAAATTCTCACGACCAGTGAAACAAATGAAGTCAGCACCTTCAGCGATGTTCGACGGTGTGTTGGTAAATGCTTCGTAGAAAATATCGAATGCGTTGGTTGCATCGATTGACGTTGCACCTGAAGTGTTCAAGTCAACACAACCATTTGCAACGGTTAAGAATTGATTGAATCCATTCATGAACGCTAAGTTACCAGCACCTGAAGCTTTGTTACCTTGCCAAATTAATTTCTCTAATTCGAACGCGTGAAGTTCTAATAAGTAGTTGATTAAGATTTGCTCAAATGGCAACGTCTTGTCTTCAGCCATTGCACCCGGACGAAGCGCAAGTTGCGTCCAGAATCCAGCAAGGTCTTTTTGACAGAATCTTTTTAAGTAACCGATTGTTTCAACCGCGATTGCACGATCCGTGAAGATTGTGTCGCCTGAAGGTGACATTGAACAATCACCAGTTTGGTAAACGATTGAATCATTCAGTAATTTCAATTCTTCAGATCCTTTGATTCCTTGTTGAATCGCGATATACTGAAGTGTTTGTGCTTCGGTAACGGATCGGTGAATTAAATCTTCTCTTTGCTCGTCAACGTATGGTTGAAGACCAGCCACATTGTAGTCGAAGTTCGACTTAACGTATTTTTTAATAGACATTTTTATAGGTTTTTATATTGTTTCAAAAATTGTTGTTTAGCAGTCAAGTTGCCAGCTCTCGAAAACTTTTCGTTTTCTTTTGTTTCGTTCGACGGCATCGCCTTGAAGCTTTCGAAGTCAGCTTTCAAAGACGCGATTTCGTTTCGAAGTGACGCGTTGTCATCGGAAATACTTTTCAAGCTTTCAACAACCGCTTCGAAAGTAGTTGTCAAGGTTGAAAGTTTTCCATTGATTATTCCTTCAATCGCTTCAGCGCTCATTGATTCTTCAATCATTGCTGGTTCTTCGCTTGAAGTCATTTCGTTTATCTTGGTAATCACGGCGCTTGCCACGTCGTAAGCTTTGTCCATTTCAAGACCAAGTTCGGACGCGATTATTTCCGTTACCCCTTCTAATACAGCTGGTAAAATGTCAGCGGACACCGCTTCAAATTCAGCGCTTGTTTCTTCGGTTGTCA